AATTAATGACCAATTGTAAACACGAGAATAGACTGTACTTAGGGGGTAACTTTGTCTGGTGCTTAACTTGTGGGGCGCTTCATAGAGTAATTGATGTAAGTGCTAATGGGGATGAATCTACTTTAATTGGGGATTGGGTACACCCCGGTCAGGAAATGTCAGTTGAAAAGGTTATAGCTATAACGCAGATGTCATTTGCACCAGAAATGGAACAAGCTTTTGAGAATGTCATACCAATGAGTAAGTTATTAAATTAAGGAGTGTTTATGTCCTTATATGAAAAGTACCGCCCACAAGAACTTGTTGATATTATTGGAAATAGCCCTTTAATTTCTTCAATTGAGTCCTATTTGCAGCTTAAGGACCATAATCACGCTGTAATGTTTACGGGTAATACTGGGTGTGGTAAGTCCACTTTAGCGCGTATTTTGGCTAAGAATTTAGGGGCCAAGGGTTGTGACATCATTGAAATAAACGTGGGGGATTTACGGGGTATTGATGCCGCTAGGGATATATTGCCCCAAATACGATTACAGCCTATTGAGGGTTCTGTAAAGGTGTTTATACTTGAAGAAAGTCAGATGGGGATGTCTGGCTTTCAGAACCTTTTACTGAGGCCCCTTGAGAATACCCCAGAGCATGTTTACTTTATATTGACCACTACAGAGCCACAAAAGATTATAGCCGCTATAAAGAACCGCTGTGAAATATTTAATGTGCAGACATTGCCTGAAAGCCGTATAGCCTTTTTGCTTCAAAGGGTAGCTGACGCCGAGGGTAGACCCCTCCCAACAGCCATAAAAGAGCATATTTCAAGGGTTTGCAGTGGGGTGCCCAGGGCAGCCCTTACGATGCTTGAACAGGTCATTTATATGGATCCTGAGCAGCAAATTAGGGCTATACAGCAGCTAACTACCGAGGAAAATGAGGCTATTGACCTATGCAGGGCCTTAGCCAAAAGGGAACCTTGGGAAAACGTGAGTAAGTTACTGGCTAATTTACAGACTTCTGATGCAGAACAAATAAGGCAAACTGTTTTAAACTATTTTAATAAGGTTTTATTGGGGAAGTATGACCCAGTGGCATATTTAATAATTGATTCTTTTAAGGACAATTTTTATGCTTCTGGTAAAGCAGGACTTACAAAGGCGTGTTTTGATGTAGTGCATGGAGGAGTAAAATGACTTGGATAGGTTGGTCTATAATTATAGCCGGAATTATGATTGCCTGTGCAATTGAAAGTTTAAAAAAAATAATGGATAATTTAATATTAGTTAATTTAAGCTTTTTTAGTATAATATAGCACAAGATACAAAACAGACATGGGGGTATAATGACGAGGATCCCTGAGCATTTACAACATTTAGCTGATTCAGTTTCACACACACCCAATTTTGCATTAGAACTACAAATTGATCCTATGGCACTGGACATTGAGTTTATGGACCAACCAGCAAAGTTTTATAAATACGCGGAATGTTGGCTGAGGCCAATAAGGATTATGATGCCAGTAAACTCCGGTTTGAAGTTATTCAGGCTCAAGTGGATGGAACAGTACGCGCAAAATATGCCCAAGATAGCAAAAAGCCTACAGAAACTGCTATTCGTGGGGAAGTTGTACAGGACGCTGATTATCAAGCAGCCTATGAAGAATTGGCTAATAAACGGCAGGGTGTAGAAACCCTTTCAGCCGGAGTAAAAGCCTTTGAACAACGTAAAGTTTCCTTGGAAAATATGGCCAAGTTGTGGGCCCAAAGCTACTATGCAGGGCCAAGTTCCCCTCGTGATATATCTGGTGAGTTCAAAAAGCGGCAAGAAGAAATAAAGAATAAATTAGCTCAATTGGCAGTTAATCGAGGAGTAAAGTAGTGTTGGCCTTGGTTATTTTAGGTGGGCTATTGGTGGCTCTACTTTTTATTTATGTGGCTTCACGTTTAGCTGGCTTAGGGTGGTACACTTCTATGAAAGAAGTAATAAAAAATAAAGGAGTAAATTATGACCGTTCCACAAAGTAACTCAACACGAGATTTGATGCGTAAAATTCTTGAGGAAAAGCACAATAACCCCAGTGGTGGTGGGAGTAACTTGCCCTTTAATGTGCCCAAAGAGGTCAAGTATTTTAAACCCAGTAAAGAAATTCATTATATTGATATTTTACCCTATAAGACCACGGTTGACAAAATTGTGGGTAAAACATTAATCCCCGCTGGTTCTATTTACTATGAGAACACTTGGTTCCAGCATCGTATTGGCCAGGGAAAAGAAACTCGGCGGTATGCTTGCCCTAAGTCAGTGGGGAAACCCTGTCCCATTTGTGAGCATCGTGTAGAATTATTGCAACAAGGCACTGATCCGGCTATATTGACGGCACTGAAAGCTGTTCCTCAGCAATTCTATAATGTTGTGGATACTGAAGAAGAAGCAAAGGGTGTCCAATTGTGGGTAGTGCCCTATAAGTTCTTTGGAGAGATTTTAGTAAAGGATTTGTTCAATGAAAGTGCCAAACATGATGAGTACCAGGAGTTCTTTACCCTTGATAATGGTCGTACATTGAAGTTGCGGATGATTAATAAACCATTTAACAACAAGCCTAATTATCAGACCTTAGCAGTAGACTTTGAGCCGCGCCAACCCTATGACCAGTCTGTTTTGAGTAGCGCAATTAACTTGGATGCCATTTTAAATATTCTTTCCTATGATGAACTAAAGAAAATCTATTTGGACATAGATGGCCCAGCAGCAGTGGCCGATGAAGAAAATATGCCTCGGGGCATGTACACTGCCCCTCAATCTGTGGCCCACGTACAGCCCCAGCAGCAGCAGCAAGCAGTTTCACCGGCAGCAGCACCACAATTGCTCCGTAGGCGCTTACCTGAAACTGTTCCTCAAGCCCCTATTCAGCAGTCTGCTCCCGTTGAAGTAGCTCCAATGGCTGTTGATAACCCCTGTCCATATGGGCACGTTTGGGGGGTTGATAATGGCAAAAAGGTAGAGTGTGATGCCCCTGATGGGTGTGATGAAGCTTGGCAAGCGTGCTTTGAAAAGAAAGAAGAAATGGCACGTCAATCGGCAACACCGACTCCACGGACTTTGCGGAGGGGCTAAAGAATTAGTGTGACAACGTGGAAGGACACGTCTTTTCTAGGATGGCTACCTGCGAATCAGGGTAAGCCCCGAGGCTATGAGTATAAGCGTGGTTCGCTCCTTATACTTTAACTTAGCCCTTTGCAATATCGGAAATTGCCATAGCCGGTATCAAGCCCGGACCACACTAATACTTTAATTAGGAGTAATTTATGGAACAAGCTGACTTTCATCAAGTAGTGCCCGATTCACAATTCTTTACGGGTATAGAACAAATTATAAATTTTATAGAATCTTCTGGGTTTTATGGAGATGAAGAGGATATTGACTACCTTTTGGTAGGTCTTAAAAATACCCTTAAACACGGGTTAGATATAAAGTGAAAGCTACTCTAGTTTTAGAGGGTAAATGGCTTTTAAGCAAGCAAAATTCCTATATTATGGCTTCTCACGGTAGACGGTTTAAGAACCCCAAGTATGCCGCTGAACAAAATCGTATGATTGCTACTATGGAACCCCAGTTGAAGGAACAAAAGTGGAAATGTACGGAAAACCCCGTGTCATTAAAAATTACTTTTTATGGCCCATGTATGCCCTGCGACTGGGATAATTGCGGTATTCTCACCGATTCTATGCAAGGGAGAACTTTTACAGTTGGAACTAAAAGGTATCGCGGCCCAGGATTAGTAGTACAAAATGATAATCAATTTATTCCAGTAGAGGTTAACTTTGTTAAGCAAAAAGATAGAAAAATCATTGTTGAGCTGGAGGAAATAAAAAAATGTGGCTGACTGTGAAGCAACTTAGGGATAAGTTGGAAAGTTTGCCCGATGGGGCTCTTATTACGGTTTACGACGATGATTATGTGGGGGATCAATTTATTGATGTGTATGAAAATGACGGTCAAGTCTCGCAAAACGCCACGGCGGCATTTCTTGAAATGTGCAGGGGGAGCACTGGCGGGCGTCGTATGGGGGTTTCCTGCCATTGTCCCTGCATCTGCCTTGGGCGCGGCCGGCGCCGTGGCGC